CATGAGTAGACACCCACGTCCTGGTGCACCAGGACGTGGGTGTCTACTCATGGAAGATCGTCGGGACCGCGGTACAGGACTGGGATAGTGCGCGGCCGGGGTTGGCGTGGTACTGCTGGACAAATCAGGGGACAAGCAAGGCGTTCATCCTGAAGCATGAGACGGGAACCGAAGCTGCCGCGACGCCGAAATTTACGGGCAACTGCATCATCGCTCCGCTGGGCTACATGGGCGATGGCGGTGTGTTCAGCACGTCAGACTTCGAGTTCGTCGTCACCGGCACGCTCACGCTCGACGCGACCCCGTAGTCATGGCCGGCAAGCCGGCGGTTCAGGTCACTGGCGCGAAGGAGCTTCGGAAAGCCCTGAAGAATATGGGCGACGACCTGTCGGACCTCACGGCGCTGCACCGTGAGCTTGCGGAGATGGTCGCCAGTGCGGCACGCTCGAGGACGCCGGTTCGCAGTGGGAGGCTGATGCAGTCCGTCCGCGGCAAGGGTTCCAAGACACGCGCCAGTGTGACTGCCGGCGGGAGGGGAGTGGTCTACGCGGGCCCGATCCACTTCGGATGGCCGGCGCATAACATCGAGCCGCAGCCCTTCCTATACGATGCCCTCGACGCGCGGAAGCGTGCCGTGGTTGACAGGTACGAGAGTCGCATTGGCGATCTGGTGAAGAAGCTCGACCGGGAGACGCCGGGATGACGGGAGGGTCACGTGGCAGAAACGCTAGAGCCGTTCGACATCGAGTCCTTGACGCTGGGGGAGCTGGCGTCAGTCCAGGAGGCGTCGGGCCTGACGGTCAAGCAGTTGACCGGCCCCTACCGCCTCATGTTGGCCCTGTTCGTCCAACGCTTGCGGAACTCAGGGCAGCCGCCGAGTTGGAGCGAGCTAATGCACCTTCGCGTAGTCGATATATCGTCTGGGGGCTCGCGCTCGCGAGCGGGCAGCCCATCGGAGACATCGAGCGAATGAGGGTACGGGACGTGCCGTACTTCATGGACTTCCTGGAAAAGCGGAAGGTGCCCGATGGCATCGGCGAGTAGCGTCATCCGCGTCTCGATCGTCGGAGACGCCAAGAACCTCAACAAGACACTGGCGACCGTTGACACCAAGATCAGCAGCATTGCCAAGATCGGTGGTGGGCTGGCCGCCGGGTTCGTCGGCCTCAGCGTCATCGACGCCGGGTTCTCGGGTATCGCCGAGTCACTGCAGAAGGCCGACCAGTTCAATGATGCCTTCGACGACTTGGCGGGCACGATTTCCCCGGAATTCGCGCAGCGGGTCAAGGACATCGCGTTTGACTTCACCGAACTAGGTTTGTCGGCGGATGAAGTTGGAACGCTGTCGGCACACTTCGCAAACCTTGCAACCGCCGCTGGGGTAAGCGCACCGGCTATCGCGACGATGACGCCGGACCTTCTGAAGATCGCAGCGGCCATCGCCGCGACCACGGGCAAGACGGTCGATGAAGTCGTGGACGCCATCGGCAAGGCAGCGTCAGGGAACGAGCGGCCGATCAGGGATTTGGGTATCGACCTGGGGACCATCGCGAAGGGATTGAGCCCTGACGAGACGCTGACGATCATCCTGCAAAAGCTTATCGACAAGTTTCCCGATGCCACAAAGGCGACGGATGATCTTGCTGGGTCGCAGGACGAACTAGCGGCGAAGATCGACAACCTGCAGATCAAGACGGGCGAGGCACTGGAGGGTCCCCTTAACAGTTTCGTGGACTGGCTCAATGACATGGTGGAGGCGGCCCCTGGCGCATTCAGTGCGCTCGACACGCTCCACGACAAGGTGAAGCAGCTTTCGCCGGCATCGTTCCCGAATCTCGGGAACCTGTTCGATCTGTTGGGTGACATCATTGGACGGTTTACGAGGGTCAGTTCGTTCCAAGTGAGTCCCGGCCGTGCGCCGGGCGGCGGTCTTTCTGACCGTCAGCTCCTGGAAGCGATCCAGCGCGAGGAGCGGCGGAATAGCGGTCCCCAGGGGCGCGACTAGTGGCCGTCTCATACGTTCAGAGCGGCTTCCACGAAACCGGGACGAACGTCGCATCGCTCACCCCGACGCTTCCCAGCCCTGCGACGGCTGGGAACCTGCTCGTCCTGTATTACGCCTCGGGCGACAACGGCACGTATCCCACGACACCACCGGCACCGTCCGGCTATACGAACACGCTGGCAACGGCCCTGACGAACGGCGGGGTTCCGTAATGGCCGTCAGCCCTCCGGTTCAATCCAAGGAAGCCTCGGCGTGGGCGGTTGCCGGTGGATTATCTGTTTCGTTCGATAGCACACCGACCAACGGCAATACGCTGGTGGCGTTTGTGTTCTCCGAGGGCGGCGGTAGTCCGACTGTCGTTACGTCGGGCTGGACGCTGCTCACTACAGCCACGATCACCCCGTCGGCCACGATGGTCGTTTATACGAAACTTGCCGGTGCATCAGAGCCGACGACCGTTACTACAAATGTCGTCGCTGGTGGACAAGTCCACTGGATGGCTATTTATGAGATTGACGGCACACTAGACGTTGGCGTCTACGGCGCGCTGTCGAGTCAGCCGCGAACGTCCACGCTGACGGCCTCCACGCTAACGCCGACGGTCGATCCCTCCATCGTTCTTGTTGGCTTTTACGGACAGACAAAGACGTACACCGGGCCGGCCGTATGGACGCCAACTTCGCCACTCACGCTGGGCCACGAGGATAGCCGCGCTGGAGCTCGGGCAGAGGTGTGGACGGGATACGCGGCCGCGGATACCAACAGCTATACGCCGACGATCGGGCAGACGGGTCTCGATGACAGCCTGACAATGTCGATTGCGCTGGCGCTGTCCGGCGTGACGACCGATCCGCCAGTTGCCGACTTTGAGGCTGATAACTTTGGCGGCACCGTTCCTACCACCATCAACTTCACGGACCTGTCCACGAACAGTCCGACGAGCTGGTCTTGGGACTTCGGAGACGGCGGGACGTCCACCAGCCAGAACCCGACGCACACCTATACGGTCGCCGGCACGTATACCGTCAGCCTCACTGCCACGAACGCCTTCGGCTCGGACACCGAAACCAAAACGGGATACATCGACGTAGCTGCGGATGTCGGTTTTGAGGACCCTGCACCGGGCGCGGCACTCATCGAAATCTACGCGGCGGAGATCGGGTCGGCGCGGTGGGATCAGGCCAACTGGGATGAGGCCGTCTGGAGCACAGCGGGGTGGCAGGACGTCACCCCGGAGTCAGTACAGGCCGTCGTGGTGTGGGGCAGCAGTCAACCAGAGCTGGGCATCCTGTCGCGTCCGTCTGCTGGTTCGTGGAGCGTGGATACCTATGACCCGAACAGGCTGCTGGACCCCGCCAATGCCGATAGCCCGTACTTCGGGGACCTGGAGCCGGGACTCCCCATCCGCATCACCCATCGCGGCGTGGTCATCCGCCAGGGCATCGTGGAGTCGATGTCATTCGGTTTCAGCGATGACCGAGGCTTCATCCGCGTGCAGGACAACATCGCGCCGCTGGCGAACGCGATGGTCCCCGATGACGTGGACTTGGGGGATACTCTGTACGCACGAGCGCGGGCGGCGATCTCGGCTGCCGGCTTGGCTGTGACGGTCCTGCCGGACCCAGCGTCGGGTGACCCCGCGCTCGTGCCCTGGGTGACCGGCACCAGCCGCAGTGCGTGGCAATGGATACAGGATGCCGCTGAGTCCGTGCTCCACATCCCGTACATCGACCGCATCGGACGCCTCGGGTTCCGTGCGTGGGCATCCCCCCTGGCCCGCGCACGGGACCTGACGGCTACTGAGCTGATCGACCTGGTATCGCTCGTCCAGTACGACGGGCTGTATTCCGTGGTCACCGCGCTCGATGACGACGGGGTTACCATCGTGCAGCGGGCGTCGACGCCTCCTCCCAGGTATGGCGCCCGCACCTACGTTCGCAACAGCGCGACCCCGAACGTGGAGGACTGGCTGGAGGCCGTGCTCGCTGATCGGGTCAGCACGGGCCGGCGCTGGCTGCCGGGGACCGTCTACCCGCTCACCGCTGACAGCGTTGAGAAGTACGCCACCCTCGAGGCCGTCGAGCTGCTGAGCCTGTCGAACCTGTTCACCACGCCTCCGGTTGCCGCTGACGTCATCATCGTGGGCGGTCGTATCACCATCACGGCGAAGCAGAACGAGGAAGCCGAATGGCGGTTCGATTTTGAGGCCTCGGAGACACCGACCACGCCGCTGATCACGGAGGCCGCTGCCGGGTTCGTGCTGTCAGAGGACGGCTCGGTATTCCTTTACCCCGAATGACGTGAGAGGATGGTGACGTGGCGAACCTGAAAGTCAGCGAGCAGGCGTATCCATCGACCCGCTACACCGAAGCGGCTGCCCCTGCGACCCCGGCAGCGGGTGAAGTCATCATCTACGCCAAAGCTGACGGCAACCTGTACCAGAAGGACGATGCCGGCACCGAGACAGCGCTTGCCGGTGCAGCCGGGTCGGTCGCCACTGACGCCATTTGGGACGCGAAAGGCGACCTTGCGGCGGGTACCGGGGCGAATACCGCCAGCAAGCTGACGGTCGGCGCGAACGATACGGTCCTGATGGCTGACTCCGGCCAGAGTACCGGCCTCAAATGGGTGGCCTCCCAGACACCATCCACCCAGGCATTCGGGGACAGCGCCGCGGAAGGGACCGCCGATACCTACGCCCGCGGCGATCACAAGCACGCGATGCCGGCCGACCCTGGAGCCGCGTATGCGCCTCCACGTCTGACTAATCAGGCCGGTAATTACGCGTCTACGGGTACGTCACTGGCAACGACTATGACGGCACCGACAGCGGGCGATAACCTCGTCGGCCTCGTTTTCAGCACGGGACGCGGATGCAATTCCATTACACAGACCAACGTCGTTTGGACCCAGCGATACACCGGCAACGGCAATAGCCAGTACTTCGAGATTTGGACCGGTGTTGTGTCGGCCTCTGCGGGGACAACGGCAACGTTCGCGTTCACCGGATCGAACAAGCAACAAATCGAGACATTCGTTGTAGCGGGCGCGGGCAACTGGACGTCGGGCACCATTCAGGGGTCATCCGCTACCAGTTCAAGCGCGACCCTGCTTACCAATAGCGCGGCACTCACGACGGCAGGCGATTACGTCATCCTTGGCATCTCCCGCAATAGTCCGGCATCGTCCTACACCGCCATGTCACAGGCATATACGCCGACATCGACCGGGGTATTCGGAGGAGCTGGGACGGCTGAAGTATTCCGGGCCGGGGCCAACCTCTTTGCGTCCATGTTCTCTATTGCGTCCAGCTCTGTCCAGCAGTTCACCGCATTTGTGAAGATGAGCTGACATGCCGATTGCCGACCGTCCCGTCTCCGGCGCATCCATCGAGTCTGTCTGGGGGCAGCAAGTCCACGACTACACCTTCGCCCCGGCAGGCGTGAAGGCGACCACCGGCAGCTCCACGACCGTCTCCACGACGTTCCTCGGGCTGGACCTGGATACCGTGGTGGAGGACCCAGGCGGCTACCTGGACGTGGGCGCCACGCAGATCGAAGTCCCGACTGGTGGAGAAGGGCTGTACATCCTGGCCGCGAATTTCAACGTCACCAGCTCGGTCAACGATCAGATCATCCTCGCCGGCTATGCACTGAATGGGACCATCACGTCAACCGCGATCATCTACGGGCAGACCGGCTCCACCGTGAAGGGCACGCTGTCCGACCATCTCACGCTCACCGCCGGGGATATCCTCGACTTCCGTGCTCGTCGTGTCGGTGCCCCGAACGTCGATGTCACGTGCACCGTCTCGCTGATCAGGGTCGGCGCGGAATACGGGACGCCGTGATGGGGCATGACACAGGAACAGGATGAGGCTCCCCACTTCATCCGACCGAGGACGCTGGCCGGCTTGCTTCTGTATGGCCTCGTCGCAGTCCTGGCCCTGATCGATGCTGCCTCCCCTGAGTACGCGCTGGACAGCATCCAGCTCGGGCTGTTGCTCGGTACGGGAGGCGTACTGCTCGGGGTTGAGCCGCTACGTAGACTGTTGAAGTGAGCGATATCGATACGCGGCTCGCAGTCCTGCTCTTGTGGGGAGGGGGAGCCATCCTGTTCGCGAGTGTCATGCTGGTCCGACGCTGGCGACGCTTCCGCCTTCATCGCAACGACCGCCGGCAGGCCATCCGCCACGACGTACGGCGGGACATGATGTCCGGCCTCGGTCTGTTCATCACTGCCTTCGCAGCGGCAGCGGCCACCGCGATGGTGCTATTCGGGGACAACGGGCAGGGACTCCGAGGGTTCTTCGTGGCCCTTGCACTCGGCGCGTTCATCGGGTCACTATTGGTCATGGCAACCGAAGAAGATGCCAACGGAGCTGGGGAGGCAGACAGTGGCGGACCTGTACCACCGACATATGACGCAGCGGGTAACCACTGACCCGCATTGGGCGGTCAACTGCACGGCCTATTGCGCGGCAATGCTGATCGGGGACGCGACCCTGGGCGGTGTTGCCATCACGGGACGGCAGGTACGGGGACAGTCCGACGAGCCGCAGCCGGAACCCGGATCACCCGGCCTGAACATCACGCAGATTATCGACGTGGCTCGCCGGCATCACGTCAGGATCGTGGACAACACGCGGCAGCCGTGGGAGGACTTGAAAACTGCGGTGACGCATGGCCGGCGGGTCATGTTACAGATTGACTATGCGAGCCTTCCGCGGGACGTGCAGTGCCAGAAGGGCGGCGACTTCGGACACGCCATCGTGGTCGCCAACTTCAACAAGGACGGCACGGTCCGTGCCTCCGATCCCCTCTGCTCCAAGCAGCTCGACTATGACCCCGAAGTCATCCGCAAGGCTGCCGTCAAGTTTGCGCGTGACACCGGGGTATCCAATGGCCTACGGTGGTGCTCGACGCGGCAGGTGCCGTTGACAACGGTCCCGTGGGAGGATCATCCGTACTAGGGAGGTAGTCATGGGCGATACCTGGAAGCTGATCTTTACCTACGCCATCGCCGCCATCATCATCATCGGTGGCGGGGCTGCGCTGATCTTCATCCCGGACGTGGACGATCAGACACAGCTATTCATCGCCGGCACGGTCGGCGCTGCCGTGCAGTACGTGTTCAACCGCGAGGTTGCGACCCAGGCCACGCGTGCGGCGCAGTCGTCCGCGGACCTCGGCAGCACGATCAGCGCTCCGACCATCCGCTAGATATGTGCAGGGTGTGATTGACACCCCTGTGCATAGTGAAGGATGCGAATTGGGCATCGGCAATCAGAGCCCCGGGTGCGTCCCCAATTCCGCACCCGGGGCTTATGAATTGGGAGACAGACAGATGACAAGAACCGAACGCCTGCTGCGCCTCGCACGGATGCGCGGGGACAGGGCGGCTATCGCGATCCTCGAGGGACGCCTCCGCAAGTCATGGCGCGAATGGACTGAGGCCGAGCTGCGGGAGGCCTGGGGACGGTGACCCCCGATAACGTCATGGCGCCACAGGCCATCACCCGCAGCGCCGACCATCGCTACACCTTCTGTCCCGTACACATCGCGGAGGGCTGCTGCCCCGAAGGATGCGTCACGCCGAAAGTCACCGTTCCCGGTGTCACCTCCATCCTGGACGTGCTCGACAAGTCAGGGCCGCTGATGACGTGGGCTGCGCGACAGACGGCGGAGGCTGCCATCCACACGGATATATCGGCTCTCATCGAGACTGTCGGAACAGAAGGTGCCATCAAAGCCCTTGCGTCCCGCGCCAACTGGCAGCGGGACGAGGCCGCGCAGCTCGGGACGGAAGTGCACGGACTGGCAGAGCGGTACATCACCGGACAGACGTACCAACAGTCCGCTAACCCAGGGATTGCCACGCGTGTCGAGCATTACGCCGACTGGTGGCAGGCTTCCGGCTGGAAGCTGCGCCTGTCCGAAGCGATGATCGTCAACCCGGAGTGGCACTACGGCGGAACCTTCGACCTGCTGGCGACCGACGAGAACGGCCGGACGGTGCTCGCGGATATCAAGACGGGCGGCAAGGTGAACAGGAAGGCGTACGAGTCGGAAGTGCTGCAGCTCGCAGCCTACGGCTCGATGACGAGCACCTACGTCCAGGCCCCTGACGGCAGGGCGTACCCGATGCCGCACGTGGACCGCTTCGCGCTGCTGCACCTGACCCTGGACGGACTACGGGTCATCGAGGTGAGCGTTGGGGCGCGGGAGATGTCGGCCTTTGTGTCGTGCATCGACATCCACGACTGGATGAAGGGGAAGCGGCTGTGAGCGAACCGACGACAGCGGCGGGACGGGCGCTGCTGGAAGACTCCGAGTACGAGGATGAGGGCGAGTGGATCGTCAGTTGCTATACGGAAGAGCTACCGGAGCGCATCGCCGCCATTGAAGCCGAAGCCGTGGCCGCGTTCGTCGCGTCCGACGACTTCCGCGCGACGGTGGACGTGGCGCGGCTGGCGCGGGCGATTACGGCTAACTGGGCGGCAATCAATCGCCCGACGCCAACCGACGACCATACGCCATTCGGTATTGCTAAAGCGATCCTTGCGGTGTACGAGCGAGACGACCGATGACCGCGCCGACGACAGCGGCGGGACGGGCGCTAGCCGATGGACTGGATGACTGCGAGTGCGGCCATCCAACCGGACGCAAGCGCATCCTCGCCATCGAAGCCGAGGCCCGCGCCGCTGCGCTGGACGAGGCGAGAGCGGCGGTCATCATGTCGCTCGATGCTTACCCGAACGTCAACTACGTTCGTCGCGCCATCCTCGCCGCCATCGACGCGCTACGGGAGGGGAAGCGGTGAGCGGCTACTACCACTGCGACGAGACGTGGCACGTCAACTGTGAGCACGTCATCCCCGCCGACCCGCCACCGAGCGAGACGGTGGAAGCGGCGCTAGGCCACGCGTTCAAGTCTGCCGATGCCATGACGAGACGGGCATGGCGTCCACACGAACTCGACGCGTGGCTGATCGCCCACTACCCGCTGCTACGTGACGATTACGTGGCCTACGCCACAGAGCGTGTCCGCGCCGAGTCCGACGCGAGGGTGGAGCGAGCGGCGGATGGCGTTCGCTATGGAACCGTCAACGGAGCGTCGGACTACTGGCGCGGGTTCAATGACGGGATCGACGCCCTCCGCGCCG